TATACGAAATTATGGCTATGAAGTGTACCAACTGGCGTGAGGTGGAACTCGAATTCATACGAGCTAAAGAGGAGTATGATCGCGCGGCAGTCCAATTTATGGCTAAGTATTGCGAAGAAAAGACAAGGCATGCAAAGGAGACCGGAGAATATCAAGACCAAACAGCAAATCTCCGCAATTCAATAGGCTATGTCGTAATGCAATACGGTAAAATCGTATTCAAACAATTCACTGGAAATGATCGTGGTATCAAACCTGGCGGTGATCCTCAATTAGCGCATTCGAACACACTAAAGTATATCGAAGAGCTTACAAGAGATTTGGGTTCCGGTAAAACCTACGGAATAATTGCAACGGGTATGTCTTACGATGTGTATGTAGAAGCTCATGGCAAAGCTGTACTCACACAGACGATAGACTATGCGGAAGCAAATAAGGAACGTAGCCGGGCAGAATTTGCTAAATACCTAAAATCGAGACTGGGATGAACTTAACTTCTACGGAGATATTCAAACTCGTCTGGGATCGCATTCGGGATTCGCCTTTCGGCAAGTACGTGCCGACGATGTATGCGGATCATTATCCTAACAATCCATCGGGCGAATTCATCGTCGTGAATTCTCTATCGAACGTCGTCGGTGATTCGCAGGTAGCGACGGTAAACGTAAATATTTATGTCCCGGACAATACCCCGACGATCAATCGTGAGGAGCAACGCTTCCCCAATCGCAACCGTCTGAATGAACTTACCCGTATTGCTTTCGATTCATTAGGGAACTATCCCATCGATGAACGTTGGTTTTTCGACGTGAGCGACGAAACTCTCATCAGTGAGGAAGATATATCCTACACTTTTTCAAACATCAAAGTAAAACTAAAAAAATACTGACATTATGCAACTTGTAGGACTTAATTCCTGCCATGCAGGAGATCCGCTGCCGAAAGGCGTAAAGGGTACCGGTGCCGAAGCGTTACTCAAGGCGCTAACAAAGATTACTCAACCTTACAACGGTGGTGTAACATTCAACTTCTCCAACCCGACGAGTAACAAGTTCTATCGTGAAGGAGAGGCCGATCCGTTTTTCTCCATGCGCGACCCGACGTCCGGGACAAAAGAAATCACGTGGAACGTTGCGGATTTCGACGACAGTACTCTGGAGTTTTACTTCGGAACGACCGAACCGGCAAAGGGGGAACTGTATGAAGGAACGAAAGCTTTTGTATTCGACTCTAAAAGTGGAGGATCACTCGCTTTCGCCCGTCTGAAGTACACAGCGTCGCTTACGGGAGGTATGAACACCAGCGATCCGCTCCAAATCGCCGTCTCCGCCGATGTTTTGGCTCCAACCGAAGGTGGCGTTGCTTGGTGGCCGATTGCCACACCGGAATATACAGAAGCGGCTGCCGCCAGCCTTGAAACGTCGAGTCTCAAGAGCAAAGGACTTTAATTCCCTTCATCCCGCCAGAAAGCTGACGACTTGCATCACGGAGCGAGACCGGGGCGGGAACAAAATCCAATATAACAATGACAAAAAGTCCCTATGAATTTACCGAACAGCGGGCATTCGATACCCTCACGGGAAAAATTGAATCTTTCGAAATCGAAGGCCGGGATAAAGAGACCGTAACCCTTCATCTCCACCCTCTTCAACTCGGACGGCTCGCAATGATTAGCCGTCGGTTGATTGATCTCGACTTGATTTTAGACGACGAGCAAATCGAAGATGCGGTTAAGCGGATGTGGTCCGTATGTGCTGAAAAATCGCGCGAAGTGGCCGAAATAATCGCTATATGCACGCTCAGGACAAAACAAGAGATCGACGAACAGTTTACAGACCGCACGGAACTGATATGCTGGTCGCCGACAATGACCACGACGGCGCTCGCAAATGTTCTGTCTGCAATCGTATTTCAATCTTACTACGCGGATTTTATGAACGCTATTCGCTCGGTAAGAACGCTGCGGGTGATGATTTCCCCGACGACGACAGCGGAGCGAATAGCCACTATGGGGGACAAAGCATCTGGGGAAAAATCGATGCACTCGTAAGCCGCTACCATTGGACGCTCGATTACATCCTTTGGGGTATTTCATGGGCAAATGCGCAATTGATGATTGCCGATGCGCTCAAAACCGATTATAAAAGCAAAGCTGAGAACGGACAACAAAACACTGGGCAACCAAGAGTGCCCGACGTGATCGACATGGATGATCCGAACGCAATGAACGCACTTCTTATGATGGCAAGAGGCAAGCGATAACATCGGATCGGATGTCGAAATAAATAAAAATAAAACCGTCATCGTGTCATGAGTATCAACCTTACCGTCGTCATAGATAACGATGAAGCGATCCGCAAGTTTCGGGAACTTCAAAAAACAGCCAAAAACGTAACCTCCAGTGTCGTAACCGATGCTGACCGGATGGATATTGCGATGAAACGACTTGCTTCCACGCTCGGGCAGATCGGTGCCGGAGTATCACTTGCTGGCTTAGTGAGACAAATTGCCCGAACCAGAGGCGAATTCCAGCAGCTCGAAGTAGCCTTTACCACCCTATTGCAAAGCAAGGAAAAGGCCGATGCATTGATGTCGCAAATGGTCGAATTAGCGGCTAAAACGCCTTTCGACTTGCAAGGTGTAGCGAGCGGAGCCCGCCAACTTCTCGCATACGGTTTTGCCGCCGAAGATGTAACCGATGTGCTGACCCGATTGGGCAATGTGGCCGCAGGGTTAGGTTTGAACCTGCAAGACCTTACATGGTTATACGGTACGACGGCCGTGCAAGGTCGACTATATACCCGCGACGTGATGCAGTTCCAAAGTCGAGGTATCGACCTTGCCGGAGAACTGGCGACACAGCTTGGTAAAACCCGAGCCGAAATCTCGCAGATGGTTACGGAGGGTAAAATCGGTTTCCCCGAAGTGCAGAAAGCCATCGAAAACATGACTAACGAAGGCGGAAAGTTCTACAACCTGATGCAGGAGCAGTCCAAGACTATCACGGGACTGATTTCCAATCTTGGCGATGCGATAGACATGATGTTCAACGACATCGGCAAGTCTCAGGAAGGCGTTATTACAAGCGTTTTGCAAGGAACCATATCGCTTGTAGAGAACTATCAGAAAGTGCTGGATATAGTGACACAATTAGTCATTGCATACGGCACTTATAAAACCGCATTAATTGTATTGACTACTGCGGAGAAATTGCGTTATCAAGCCGCTCTTGCTCATGGCGCCGGGCTTACGACATTACAAGCATTGACGGCCCTTCTGACTGCTAAAACTAAAGCTCTCAATAAAGCGTTATTGAGTAACCCTTATGTTTTGGCAGCAGCCGCTGCGGCTGCATTGGCCGTAGTTATCTATAATCTTGTTACGGCAAAATCGGCCGAAGAACGAGCTATGGAAAACGTCAATAAAGCTATTGACGAATACAATCAAAAACTCGATGAGCAAAAGAGTAAGGCCGAACAGCTCCATTCGGTTATGCAAAATGACGTAAGCACTGCGTACTCAAAGCAAAAGGCCTATCAAGACTTAATCAAACTATACCCTGAACTGCTCGAAAAATATAGCGAGGAAGAAATCAAACTAATATCGTTGATTGATTTGACCAAAGAGCTTAATCGAATTAACGATACAAGAAAAGAGGATAATCTTCAAGAGCAGTACGATACAACGCTTGAGAAAGTAAGGAAATTAAAACAAGCGATAATAGATGCGGCTAAAACCGGAACTTTGAGCCCCGGGTATTATACATTGCTTGTTAAAGATCTACGAAATGCCGAGGCGGATTTGGACGAGTATCGCAATAAGCTCGATGAATTCTACAAGACAAAAAAGGCTGCGGAATGGGCAAATACTCCCGTCGAGATAAAGGTCGCTACTTTACAGGGCAATATCAAAGAATTAAAAGATCAAAACAAAGAAATAGGCCGACTGATCGAAGAGGCAAAAAAAGACCTGCGACCTATTATCCCCTACGATGAAAGTGAGGATTATTACGAGGCCATCATACAGTCGAATCTAAAGAAAATCGCAAATAAGCAAAGTGAAATATCTTCGCTACAGAGTGGAGGCGACAAGGCCACTATTCAAAATAAGTCTTATTGGGAAAACTTGAAAAAAGAAGCTGTAGCCTCCTTAGAGGCTATGGATGCTTCATTGAAAGGCACGGCGAAATGGAATGAACTGGTCGCCAAGATCGCCAAGTACGATGCGAATATTAAACAATACAGCGTATCAAGTAAAACGGAGGCGGCTGCCGTCAAAGCCCGGAAGAAACTCTCCGATTCGTTGGTGCAGGCCGAACTTGACCTCCAATCCCGGAGTATCGCGGTTATGCGGGACGGCAAGAATAAGCGATTAGCCGAAATCGACCTCGAATACCAGCAGACCGTCGCCAAGATCAACCAAAACCGAAGAGACAAAGCCAAGGAGGGAGCGACAGACGATGATCTATCTGTTTATGACCAACAGATGACCGCCGCCGAACAAAAGCGACTGCAAGACCGGGCGCATGAGGAAACTAAATATGCCAAGCAGACTGCCGAAACCTACCGTCAACTGGCCGATGTGTTCCTCACTGAGGAAGAACGAAAAACTCGGGCCATTGAGGAACGGTACCGGAAAATGCGACGGGAACTGTTGGATAAATTTCTCGGCGGAGATATAGGGGTCGGCGATTTCCTGAACATAACTGCGCTGATAAATAAAGCAGAGAAACAAGAAACCGTTTCCGATCTGCTTCAAAAGTATCAAAGCTACACAGACAAACGTATCGAATTGGAGCGTCGGTTTGACGAAGAAGAGAAAACTTTGTTAGCTAACCGTACCGCAGAAAATGCAGAAACGGTAGATCGGTCTTTGAATGAACTGAACCGCCGCCGGGCCAAAGAGTTAGCCGAAGTGGATTCCTCGGTACAAGCCTCGTCCGGTTTGTGGAGCCGTTTGTTCGATACTTATTCCAGCTATACGAATAAACAGCTACGAGAGATCATAGCTCATGCGCAACAGGTTTTGGACTATGTAAATAATACAGAGTTCGACGATATATCTCCCCGGTTCGGTATGTCTGTGGAACAGTTGCAGAACCTCAAAACCAATGCCTCCGACTTATCGGCAGCATACGACGCATTAGGCGGGAAACTGGAGCTATTGGACAAACAAAATCCATTCGGCGCCATGATTCGCTCGTCCCAG